GAGACTGCAAGAAAGCATGGATCTCATTAAAAGGTGGGCAGATAAAGAAGAATATATGTTCCCTGAGTATAAGAAATATACTGAAGCATTGAAGATAAAAGACTCTCCTATTAATAAATGGAGAGAGAAAATAAAGACTTGTAAGTTTGACTGTTGGGACTGCAACTATTGTGAGGCAGTGGTGCAAACACATATGAAGAGACAAGACTTAATCGTACACCCACAGGTAGAAACATGTATAGAAGCATTTACAAACTCTGGTAAGTATCTTTCTAACCACAGAACATATGATCCTGATGACCCAAGTGCATACTACAATGTAGAAGGATTGACATCTGCTAGAGTAAGGCATTTCTTAAATAACCTTTGCTCTCAAGAAGGTGCAGTTTATCTTGAGGTTGGTGTATATGCAGGAGCAACTTTCTGTGCTGCAGTACAAAACAATGATATGGTTGCTGCATATGCAAATGATGACTGGTCACAACCTAACCTACAACCATCTAGAGAAGATATAAACTTAGCACTATCAGATGTAACTGTAGATACCTTTGTTCAAAACCTACAAGAAAATATAACCACCGATTCACTAGACTTTGATATACAAATATTAAAGGGTGACAGTTCGGGTCTTGGTAAAAAAGATTTTAAACATGATGTTAATATTATATTCTATGATGGTGATAACTCAGAACAGAAGATGAGAGAGTTTTTTCTCAACATGATAGACTTTACAGAAGATGTATTTACTCTTGTTATTGACGATGCCAATATAGAACAAAACGTTGCTATCACTAAAAGATTCATAGATGCTATGAAATTAAAAATATTATATGAAAGAGAATTACTGAACGATCAGGAAGATCCAGAGATGTGGTGGAATGGTTTATATGTGGTTGTGCTTTCAAAATCGGGTTTATGATTACCAATAAACAGAAAAAATTTTTTGGGTAATTTTTCCCTATAAGGTTTTTCGTCTAAATACTCGTAGGACTTATTACAGATTATAATGGGAACTCTCAATGTAGGAAGAGTCAATGCCAGTACTTTAGATGCAGCTGCTGCTCTGAACTTTCCTAGTTATACTACAGGCAATAGACCTTCCACTGGAATAGACACTGGTGCAACGATTTATAATAGCACTGATGAGAAACTACAGACATGGAATGGTTCTGAGTGGATGGACATTGGTGGTGGTTCAGAACCAGATGGATCTTCTTCTGATAAAGCAGCATCAAGTGCATCTGCTATATTACAAGTTAATCCTCAAGCAACAGATGGTGTCTATTGGATTTTATTACCAAGTGTAGGAGCAAAGCAAGTATATTGTATGATGGATACAAACCACTTAGGTGGTGGAGGTTGGATGTTAGCATGGAAATGCACTAGAGGAAGTACATTCCACTATGACACTAGTTATTGGACGTCTACAAACACATATAACGAAACCTCTGGATTGAATAGAAACGATGGTGATCACAAGAACCACGTATTCAACTATTATGTTGCAGGAACACTCGGTGCTGTATTTCCAGATATAAACAATGGTGGTCAATCATCAGTTGGTTATAATGGTTGGACTTGGAAACAAGGTGGTATAGGACAGACATGCTTACAAAGATTCCAACAGAATGAGAGATTATCAAGTAACCCACGTGGAGAAAGTATGTGGCAGGGATCTGGATTTTCTGCTCAAGGTGGATTCCAATGGTATGGATTTAACTATACTGGATCAAGTAACAATGCTATGCGTTGGGGATTTGGTTGGAACAACGAGGGTAACGAAAGTTCAAACGATGTCTGCACAGGTATAGGTCATCGTAGAACAGATGCTTCTGCAGGAGACTTTATATACTGCTGTCAGAGTACAACTGGTATTAATAGGACTTGTCGTGCGGAGATTTGGGTACAATGAAACTATCAGCTGAAGAATATCTACTCGTCTTACAGATGCGTAATGACAGTTCACTAACTCTGACAACAGCAGAGGAGGACTATATTAAAGGTCTTAGATTATCAGGACATACATCCGAGACCATACTAAAACCAAAAAGAGAAAAGTGGCATACTTATCTTAACTATATTTTAAAAGTAAAAAAAGATGCAGAGTCAGGTAGTGGTGACGCACAGTTGATAAGTGATGCAACTGCATGCTATAATATTGCTAAGAATTTAAAATTAGGTGTGATTGATCTTGACACTTACATAAGTCAGATAGATGCATTGGATCTTTCTGAGACTGACACTAGTAAACTCTACTACATGACATCTCAAATTGCTACAGAGTATCAAAAGTATAGTGCTAGTGAAGATACAACCTTAACTTTAAATGGAGTAAAGTTACCTGACCTAGAATAAATGTTTAAGAATGTAGAACTTCGAGATGATTTTATCGGAGTGTTTGATACATCTATACATTGTAATCAATTTATAGATCACCTTAAAGCAACAGAAGAAAATAATACAATCATACGTAGAAGAAGTATAGATCATGTCAAAGTCAATGATGACATGGTTACTGTTGATTCATCAATGATTAATTTTAATAGACCTGTACCATTGCTACAAGATTATAATAATCTAACTAAGCAATGTATGGATTTATATATTGAGAAGTTTAATGTAGTGTCTGGATATGATTTGCAGCAAGCATATATGAATATTCAGAGAACACAACCTAGTCAAGGATATCATGCATGGCATTGTGAAGATGATCATTATGGTGCACATAGGAAATTATTTGCTACCATGTTATATCTTAACGATGTGGAAGATGGAGGAGAGACAGAGTTTTTATATCAGAAAGTTCGGTTTAAACCACAAAAAGGTAGGTTCTTAATGTGGCCTGCACATTGGACACATATACATAGAGGGAACCCACCATTATCAGGTGAAAAATATATAGCAACTAGTTGGATTGAAAATCAAGAGATTTAGTGCTATAATAAATAATACACTTATCATTCTAAAACATGGACGTTGAAAAGATGGTCACAGAATTTACTGGCCAGTTAAAAGATCAAAAAGCAACAATAGTAGAACTTGAAAAACAATTATCAACTCGTAAAGAACAGGTGTTAAGATTGGAAGGTGCTATTGAAGCACTCAATATGACACTTAAAACCCCAGAAGAAGTAGATGGCACTGAAGAAGTCAAGTGAACTAAGACAACAAGAACACGTAAATTCTAGGCAGTTCCACATTAAGTTTGATGGAACTGCAGAGACTTGCCCATATAAAGTAGGAGATCTTTATGATGGTAGACCCATCGTATCTCTAGGTTTTAACACAACTTTATACGGACACACCTATCATTTAATTGTAGAAAGAGATAGAACGCATCTAAGAACTAAATTTGTGTTTGATGAAAAACATGATATAAAATTTTGCAAACCTGTAGAAAGAATGGGTAAAACAATACCAGAAGGTGACGTTCAGAAGCTATTAGCAAAGGCAGGAGACGGTAATACATAAATATATCTGAAGGACTTATTGTACCATAGGATGAAGAAGGTAATAGTAAGGATCAACGATAACTATAGCATAGATCAAGCATGTGCAGCGATCTTAAAATTATATGGTTACTTATCCTTTGTCGAACAATTCAGATCATTTCAAATAATTACTTTTGATTGCCCTACAAGGTATGAGAGTAATTTACTTTCACAGTTAAAAGCATTAAATGTAGTTAAGAATGCTACATGGGATAAAGAGGCATATGTTCTTGACCCAATGCCTACTGGAACTTCATTGGAGGTAAATACTTCTGGTTCTGCATCTGTAAATACTGAAGCAGAAGGAGAGGCAACAAGTAATACTAGAAATCTGACTACATCTGGTTCTGGTACATTATACGTAAAGGTACAAAATATTAGTGGTAGTGATTACTTTGTGTTTTCACAAACAGTAGGTGGTACATATACTAGAAATTATAATACAACAGGTTTCATGCAAGGTGGAACTTATACATTTGACCAAAGTGATTCATCAAATGCAGGACACCAACTCAAATTTTCTGAGACACCTGATGGAACACATACTGTAGGTGGCACAGGAAATCTGTCAACAGGAGTAAGTTATACAGGAACAGCTGGTACAGACGGAGCAACTATATTAACAGTTAGTTCAGCAACACCATCTATCATCTATTACTATTGCTCTGCTCATGCAGGAATGGGACGAGCAGGATCATCTCCAGACAGATATGGATCTATCAATATCCATGATTACTGGCACTTAGATAGAATTACAAAACAAGACAGGCAATATTTAAACAGACAATTTAGTCAAACATCAAATGGATCAGGTGATGGTGTAGATATTTACATCATTGACTCT